TATACATCAATATGTGCAAGGGTCAAAGCCGTGTTTGCAGGCACATCGGGCATCGCAGAGATCGAAAGTGATGTCTTGCTTTCCGACCCTACACAAGAGATTATTTATCACATTGTTATTTATGTTGATAGGGAGCCTTATACCCATGATTTCTTGTCAATCCAACACATCCTCAGAGCTATCCCCACCTCCAATGGTGTACCAATTGGTGGTCCCATTGCCAAGTAGTTGGACTGTGTGTATTCTTTTAATGACTGTAGTGGTTTTTGCTATTTGTTATGGATCGAGTATTTTATCACAATTATTTCGATATTTTGAGGAGCGCATGATTCGTAAGTGTGCTAAAATGTTTGGATTGTCTCCTCCTGAGGATAAGTTGAAGGAGGTTACACATCAAGATATGCTTTTATTATTAATTTCTGTTACGACTATTGTTATTGGGCTTGGTGCTTATAAACTTGTTTCACCCAAGGGTGTTTCTCTACAATCTATGCAAAAAAAGGCTTTGCAGAAAAAAGGCATTTCATCGGCGGTTGGTTTTATTACATTATTTGGAGCTAAATATTTTTGTGGTGATCCGTCTTTTGAATTTTTGTTGAATTTGGTCTCATCCACTATGCGACAGGCTACTGATCTGGTTTCTTTAGCGAGTATTCTTATGGATTTTGCTGATATGTGTACAGATGACCAGGATGTTTATGAGATTCAGGCTGGTGGTTTTAATGGTGTGTCAACTAGTTCAGCTGCTGATTCGAAATTGGATACATGGTGGTTTGATGAAAAAGGACGTATGCTTAATATGAATTATGATTTTACCACTATGCCTGCTTATTTGACTGATTATAATAGTTATTTAGCGGCTTTTTCCAAGGAGTCAAAAAAATCTATGGCTATGTATCAATCTGAAAAAGCTTATTATTCTATGATAAAAGATATAACTTCCTTGGTAAAGCTTAGTGGTGCTAATGTTCAAACAGCTATTGGTGTGTCTTTGAAGCGTCATAATGTTGATGGGTGGCTTGTACCTTGTGAGTCCTCATTTACTTTTACATGATCTCCGTGTAGCGCAAAAAGTGGTGAATTCCACTATAATAGAGAATGAGGGTCTTTCTGGTAAGTCCAATGTTGAG